TGGTCTCCGTGTAGGTGAAAAAGGCTTCCACATTAATCATATACCAGTCGTCAGTAGGGCCGATTTCTCGTATTACGGACGATGTGAATCGAATGCCTTCAGGTGTCAGGGTTTTACCCTCAAAGATACCTTGGGCTGTTTCCGCTAGAGTATCCGCCGAAGTGGCTCCAGTATCCAGGGGAGAGAAACACTGGACGATAACACTACCCACTGACTCGAACTTGCGGCGCCCTAATCCCCCTAGGGATTCCTGAGATCTGTCGTCGTGCCTAACCGTTAGGCGAGCCCATACCGCATTTACCGGAGGGTTGAAATTCTCATTGTCCCTAGTGAAAACAGACGTAGCGCCCCATCCGGCTGCAAACGCGGTATAGATAGCTCCACGTGCCTCGTTTAAGGTGGTCATAATGCTCCGAGCCCACTTGCCAGATCAGTGATGATCGCTTTCCTAATAGCCGACTGAACGAACCCCTTAGGGGCTTGCTTGCTACTGCCTTCGTTGAGTTCCAGGATATATGGCACGTTGTTTGTGATATGCACGGCGCCCTGTGACACCGTGTAAGACGTCGCGACTTTGGCGGCGCCGGCTGCGCTGTCACCTGGAACTGAGCCACCCTCTGCCTGCTGACGGCTGCCTGCAGGTTGCCCCACTGGGCTTCCGATATTTGGAATCCAGTTAGCTCTAGCCCATCCGGTATCCACTGGCGTGCCGCCGTTGCTTGGCGATCGCTGCAGATTAGCGACAATGTCGAGGACCACCTTCCGGATGATCTGGGTTGTGAATCCCTCTAACGACTGAATCACTACTCGGATAGATCGGCTGACCATTCGCTAGTCTTCCGGATCAGGCTCGGCGACAGCCGCTAGTTTTTTCTTTGAAGCTTTCTTCTTTGAAGCTTTCTTTTTAGCGCGCTTCTTCCGTGCTGGCTTAGGTGCTTCCTCTTTTGTCGCGATGACCTGATTGATCCGGTCAGCATTCTCCGCTAGGACGTGAATGAGAGCTTGATCAGCCGCTTGGTCGTCCGCGACATTGGTGACATTGATGACATTGATGACAGGGACGTTGACGATGTTTACACGCTCTGATTCCTTGACTGTCGCAAGGGTCGTTTCGTTCTCTTCTACGAGTGCCCGCAATGCCAGCTCACGTTGTGGTTCAGGAGACTTGAAGTCTGCAATCTCAAGCGTACCGTTCTCGAACCAGTTACGTACCCGGTGCTCGCCCAACTTAGTGCGCATCTCAGGAGACAGCTTCTCGCCCGGAAAGACGAATGGCTTATTGGGGTCATCGCCCATTCGCAAACGGCGGGCAAATACAAACTCAGCACCAGGGGTATAGTGCTGCTTCCAGTGTCGTCTATTCATGGTTTCCTTGTATACATGGCGACCATCAGAGCTTCTGTGGCCGTTGTGCCGGTAGATTCGATTCGGGTATGCTTGACAGGCAGTAAGGTGCCGGCCACAACAGTGAACGCGATCTGCGTTCCGTCCGCACGAACCACCTGTACGATACCAGCGTCACCGCACCATAGTGCGTCAGCTTCGCCGTCAGCGTGTGCCGTGTCGGCTACGTTCAAGACATAGTGAGCGAATACTTGAGTGTTAACTACGCTGGTCATCGAGGGGTATCCTGTTAAATAAGCACCCTGGCCCGGCGTTACTCGGGCACAGGGAGGCCGTAACTATGACGGTCCTGAATTCGGTGGCCCGGCTAGCTCTCCGGGCCTAACGGTTAGTTGACTACCGTGATGTAGAACTGACCGAGGTCAGCACTGACTAGCTTCTGATCGAACGCCATCTGGATTTCGATCATATCGGACTCACGCTTCTCATCGCGGATACGCTTCATGCGCATACCAAGGGCACCAGCGCCCATGAATCCAGCCCAAGAGAAGGTGTAGCCGCCACTTGGAACGTAGAGCCCTGGGCTCGGAGCCGAGTAGACGAGTAGAGCAGACTTGCCACCGATGAAGTCGATGTCGTCAGTAGCGCCTTCTACAGCACTATTGAACACGCTATCCATCACCAGTACCTCATCTAGCTCGAAGAGAGCCGCGAGATTCTGACGCATGACGATAGCCGCGCCCGTGGTCTGACCGCGATCGAGTCGACCGACGATGTCTGGGTGATCCAGCAGCGCGTCATAGACTTCGCGACCGACAACCAGCTTGTTCGGGCGGAAGCCCGTCCGAGCCTGGACCCGACGCTTGCCAGCGCGGATGTCTTCGATCGGGGTGGAATCTGCACGATCCCAGCGACCGACTTGGTTAGCACCCGGAGAGCCCGAGTCGACACCAGTCTGATCCACCGACCAGATAGAAGCACCGAAGTAGTCCGTCACCCACTGGCGTTCCTTACGGATCATACCAGCCTGCGTGAGACCTTCAGTGATTTCCCGATCAGCCTGAAGAGGCGAATCGTAGTTGGCGCGAATCTGATCAGCGAGCATCTCATGCAACGCGAATACGTCACAAGAGTAGCTGTCCTGCGACACGTCGTGCGTGCGCTCGGCAGACAGTGCGCCCGGTGCGCGCTTCTTCATCTCATCGCGGAACCAAGCCCCACGAGGAATAGTGAAGAAGGTATCCGTCTGCTTCTGGACAGGAAGGATTGGGAATACCCGATCGGCAATGAACGCGTCTGGCAGCTGCGCAAACGCGATTGCGATGTTGGTAAGAGGACCGTCGACATGAACGTCACCGCGGCCCGGTTGATTGAGAGACATATGAGTTTCCTGTTTCTAGGCGTTAGTGGCGATTAGGCCTGGTTAGCTGAGAGGTGTAGCAATACCTCGATGATCTCACCGTCTGCAGCAGCTGCAGACAGCGCGACACCAAGTGAATACAAGCCAGCGCCGGCAGCAGCTGCCGTCTTGGCTTTACCAGCAGTGCCATCAGCGGCGATTAGATCACCCACAGAGATTGCGGCGCTAGCCTCAACCTTCATGATTGCTGGCTGCGGTGTCGGTGCCAGAGCGAAGAGATCGCCATCAGCGGCGGCTACTTCGGCTGTGACGCCGTCTGCCCGAAGGTCATCGGTACCGGTAAGGTCGTACTTGCCATCGGCTTGAAGAGTCACGAACCGGTAGATTGGTAGCGCTTCCCCGGCGGTGGCGGAAATGGTCTGGACGTTTTCTGCAGTTGCCATGTTGAGTTTCCTTTATTGAGGTGAAGAGGGGATCAGAGCTGGCTATGCAGTTGCTGACCTTCGGGGGTGAACAGGGCTTCCGTATACGCCTGCGCTTCGGTGAGGTTCGGGTGGTCCTTGTGATACGACTTCGCCAGTGCTTCAAGCTTGGCGTTGGCATCTGCGCCATTGCCGTTTCCGTCATCAGACGTACCGAGAGTTTCGAAGGCCTTCTGTAGGCCGGCGTCCTTCGCCGTAACGATCTCCAACACAGACTTGCGAAGCTCAGCGTCACCGATAGTCTCGATTGCACCCAGCAGCGCAGCCTTGGCACTCGGGGTACCCGTGCAGTTCTTCAGCAGGTCGCCAGAACGCTTTACGAGATCCTCAGCCTTCCGGAGAGAGCGCTCTTGGGCCAGCTCTTCGCGATGCTGCTTGTTCTGCTTGGCCAGTGCGAGAGTGACTGGATCGGCCGACTTGCGCAGCACGATGCCAGAATCCTCGTCGGTGAATACGACAGGATCCGAATCGGTAGCGTTCTTTACGATCGCGTCCTTATCTTCTGCCTTGAGGAACGTGGATCGACCGTCATCGCTATCAAGCGCGTCGTAGTGACCACGTTGACTGGGGGAAAGCTTGATGATCTCTTCAGCGAGATCAGCACGTGACGTTTCGAGTGCAAGCTTGTCGTCTGCCGCCTTTTCGAATGCGGCTTTATCTTCTGGTGTCATAGTAATAGACTCCGTGCCGCCTACAGCGGTCTTTGTTACGCTCGCCTGATTGGTTGACTGATCGTCGGCGGCGAGTATGCCCTCGGTCAGTGTTTCGTTTGTGACGTCGTCAGCGGCCTTGACCAGAGCAGATAGCCCGTGGCTGTGGCCGTCGTTGTCACCAATGATGATATTGCCGGCGTCATCCATGATCCAATCATGGCTATGTCCATCGACGAAGCTAGTTTGTCCGGCCCTCAGCTCTGCCATGCTTTCAGAATGTGCCTGAACTAGGATGATGCTATGGGCATGTCCAGCGGTCAGGGTGGTTAGAGCCATCCGGTTCTTCTGGATCACGTCGGGAGTATCCGCCTCCCGCTTCATGATTGCAATACGTGCCGGTGCGTGCGCTGGCTTGTCAACTAGGCTGATCTCATCTAGCCGAAACTTCTTTACGCGGCGACGCTTCTTCTTGTCCGTATGTATGCTCATGCTAGATTTTTCAATTTTTATGGTAAATCCGGAAACCTTGTGTTAGGCGTCCTCGGACTCAATGATACTGCCGCCAATAGAAAACCCTGTATACTCACCATTTCGGGCTTTCTCCAGGGTTTCAGGGTTGTCGGGCTTGATTGCGACCAGTAGCCCAGTGACGGGAGTGACGATCCCCAGGGCCTTGGCGATCTCGCTGGTCAGGGGGAAGTGATGAATCACCCCGCCATCCTGAACGGGAGCGCCGTCCTCATCCCGGGCGTGCATGTCACAGGCTACTCGCTTCGTCATTGCGAACTCGGTAGCAGCCTCTAGCATGCCCTGCTCCGTAAATGAGTCGTCGTCTGAGTCGAAGAACTCATCGTCCTCACTTTTGCAGATCATAGCGAAGCCAAAGATAAGCCCGAGGTCCGTGCTCACCTTTAGAATCCGTGCATCTGCCTGAAATCGCTTTTTCATTCGGTTGAATGTCGCCCTTTCGGGCTTCAACTTCAAGCTATTTAGGCGGATCTGGATCATATCCCGCTAGATCTAATAGCTCTCTGATTAAAATCCGACGCTGTCCGGGGTTCGGCGGTGGATCTGCTATTAGGGCTTGCTTGATACGTGTCAATTTCCGGGAAGGGACCGCCAAAGCGGCTATCAGGGCATCACGCACTTCTGGCGTTGCCTGAGTCATGATCTCAGTAATTGTGGTAGTTGCGTTACTCATCCGATGGCCTCGTAGATTAGATTGACGGTCAACACACCTGTGCTAACGCCTACACCAGCAGTGAGGGCACCTGTAATACCGTAAAGATCCACGCCTGCGATCAGATCCACTTCAACGGAGAACCTACCTGAGCCCACATTCGGACCACCAACGGGGATCAATCCGACGTTAGGTGCTGCCATCGCATGAGTTGCGACTACCACACCATTCTTTTCGAGCTGCAGGTCGTAGACGAGAGCTGCGCCGCCGCCCGCCGCGTAGACCAGATTCCAGCCGACCTCAACTAGGCGCATGTTCCGCGCGGGCGTGTAGGCAGTTACACCCGTACCGGCGATATACACCGTCAGGGTCTTACTTAGTGCAATAGCTGCATGGGGCCCAGCGCCCGCAAAAACGCCGTCTGATTCCCACGATTCGTGGATCAGATTCGGGTAATTGTAGTGCGGACCTGGAAGTTGAATTTCGTCAACCATTACGGCTCCCTCTTGACAAATCCTGAGACGTTGATCGCGCTGGCGACAGACCCGAATGCCCGAAGAATCAGGCTGTTCGTCAATTGTTCGCCGGTGAGGATCTGTCGTGTATCAAACGCAGGAATGCGAAGCACGACCTGATCAGCTGCGGTAGTGCCACCCATCTCTAGAGTGAGTGTCACTTCTGCTGCCGTGGTATTCGTAGCCTTCAGCCAGATGAGATCCGTAGCCGTTGCATCTGCGGTATGGATTAAGGTTCCAGCCGACGCGACCGCTACGACCGCTACTGGGCGTCCATCAGTGCTTCCACTTAGTAACATTTTGTTCTCCGAAATTCTTACCCATAGGGCGCCTCGACTATCGAGCTTGCCCCAAACAGCGTCACCGTCTCCAGCAACAGGCCAGCCATTATCCAAGTTGTCGTCACGCTCGAAGCCGGCCATCTTCAGCCCGGTCATGTCGTCCGGGGTTTCGGCAACGATGAGATCATGTTGATCGTCGGTGTCGACATGTACGCCAGTCAGCGTGGTCACAGCCAACGAGTTGTTAGCTATATTCCGGATGCCTAGACCACCGTTCGGTCCGAACTCAGACAGTTCACGCCCGTCGATGATCAGGCCCGTGGTCAACGCTTTCGGGTGCAGGGTCGTCTGAAGTCTGAAGATGGTCTGTGCGATCGAGAAGTTGTTGTGATAGACAACTCGTAAGAACTCACCGCGAACCGGAATCGTAACGAGCGCTGCCGTGCTGGCTTGGATATCGTAGGATTCGAGCAGGTCCCAGTTAGTATTGTCCTGGCTCCATTCCACTCGTAGCCCAAGTGGGCTAAGATCACTTGGCTGATCAGCTAACACTTCTACGGTAATTGACTGGTAGCATAATACCGAGACGCCTGTTCCAGTGAATGTGCCGCTAATCCCCAATGGGGTCGTTGAGCTATTGCCTGCGTCAACTACCTGTAGTTCCTTCGTTGGTACCTGGTTCGTACCGCTGACGTCAACATCGCCGATCTGAAGATTGGCGTTAGCGTTTAGGTCATCGTGAGTTGATTGAACAACTTCGAGGTCTACCGACTGTGAAGTAATGTCTACGTCCAGGCTCTGGCCCGTCTGGTTCTTGACCGCCAGACCCCGACTATCAGAGACCTGTACGCCTTCGACCATCAGATTCGAGCCGAGAACTTTCGGGTGGAGAATCGTCTGCAACCGAAAGACGCCCTGCGCGAAAACGAGGCTGTTGTTGTAAACGACCCGCATGTATCTCGCCTGCGATGGCAAGAACGTTTCGAGAGCAGTCAACGCCACTGTGATGTAGTCGTAAGATACATCCCAGTTGACATTATCAGTACTGAACTGGACCCTCAGGCTAGCAAGAACTGTGCCAGGAACGTCTGAGAAAGTCTGTACCGTCACCGACTCATAGCCATCTAGCAAACGGCCTGTGCCCGTGAAGGTTCCGCCATTGCCCAATAGGGCAGTCGAACTGTTTCCGGAGTCGACAAGCTGCAGCTCTTTGACCGGTAGCTGATTCGTGTCGGTGACGTCCACATCCTCGACTTGAATATTCGCGTTAGCGTTTAGGTCGTCGTGTGTGGGTTGAACTACTGTAGTAGTTCCTGAGGCGGTGAACGTGCCTGTAACGACAAGTTCACGCGATGCAGTTACTTCGGCTATGTTCCGAGAACCGCCGACGCCGTCTTCGATTTGGACAGCTGTTGCCATGTGTGTTCCTTAGGGTAGATTGATGGCTGTTACGCCTACGAATCCTGGAATCTCATCCAGATTGAGAATACGAGTAGACACCACACACCGACAGTCGATGTCTTCCATGGCAATACCGAAGCTGCCTGGAATTAGTGCTCTGTTTCCTGCGCCGCTGACGAATGCTTCATCCATCTGCCGCTCTTGTTCGTCCATCGTTTGATGGCTGGTCTTGGATCCGTTTCCGAAATCTCTGACCCTGGTGTCGCCGGCGGTATTCCAGATACGCACCAGTTGATCAGCCCGCAGCTCACCGTTTTCGATGGCCTGCTTGTACATCTCGTTGGTACCTTCATGGACGCTACGCAGCGCTTCAGTCCGGGCAATGGTCTCGCTGCGTAGCTTTAGTGCACGCTCACGATAGCGTTTGACCATGCGCTGAATCTGCTGCTCACTGAGAGGATCACCGCTGTTGATTGCACGACTTACTGTGCTATCAAAGCGGCCGTCTCGCAACTTGCGCCTGAGAGCGTCGCGATCTAGGCTACGCAATGATTGCTCATAGCTGCGCACCCATCTCTCTTGTTGCTGTGTGAGCCCGATGGAGTTACGAAAGGCGCGGGCTTGATCTCGGGGATTGGCGCCTTCCGTAATACCTTGGACTAGCGCTTGATTGGTCGCTCGTCGTTGCTGCTGGGTGAAGTTGGACACGAGCCGAAGCCCGTTGTTCCGCATGGCGTCTACCGCTCGCGTGTTCGTTTGATCGAACCCGATAACGATACCGCCGACGTTACGCGCCAACCAATCACCCGTTTGCGTACCTGCTCTTACGAACTGCTCAGACCAAATGATGTTCAGCCTACTGGCCGCCCTACCCACGATCTCGAACGCCTCCTCAAACCGTCGTTGCTCAAGTAGCACAGCCAGTTCGTCTAGGTTGATGCTTCCTCTTACGACCGCCAAGGCCTCCGAGAACGCCGCAGCGAACTCGGCCTCAGCTAGAGAAAGCATCCGTTCGATTCGTGATTGGGGGTCTGTTACGGCCATCCGAGTCTATAGCAGGAGATCAACGATTACGTTCATATCAACAATTGTAATATCAGCAGAACCGGTCTCGTTCTCAACGAAGATTTCGATGAAATCATTATCTGATAGAAGCACACCGCCCTGTATAGACATGCTAATTTTTCGATTGGTCCCGGCGAGGGTTGTCACAGAAACGGATTCTGAAACCTGCACTCCATTCTTGTAGACGTAGAACGCTATTTCGTTGTTGACTGTTCCCTCGAAAGTGAGCACCGCCCGAACGATAAAGTTCCGATCTTTCGATCCCGTATAGGTAGCTCTATTATTGGTATGAGTAAACTTTTGACCGAGCCCTTCGACCGTAGTGCCAAGGACCTTCGTCGGAGTATCAACCATACTGATGGTGGTAACCGTGGAGTTGCCATTCATCGTATAGGAGATTCCAGCAAAGCTGTTATCAATACCTACGTTGAAGAAGAATAGAGCTCGCTCATCTGCGACGGTTACACCTGCTAGTGGTGTTCCGCTGCCCGAGAAGTTGATGGTGTCAAGGATGTAGGCCTCATCGGGACACGTGCATCCCACGTCCATGTCGATCGCCGTCCCTCCAGCTGGGGTAACCACTGCCGAGTAGATGATTCGAAATCTCCGGGTGATCGTCAGCGTAGCGGGAAGATCGATAGTCGTCTGGCCAGCAATTCCAACGAGTAGGCACCCGCTGAATGCGATCGTATCTACGGTTCCATCGAACGTCAGATTCGCTGAGTTCAGGAAGGCGCAATCGGTCATGATAATATTGTCATAATTTTCGATTGTCCCGATGACCGCGCAGTCGGTGAAGTTCACCCCCGTCCAGTCAAGGGCAGGTTCAGAGCCACCATCTGACAGGTTGAGTGCGATATCAGCCTCGATCGTGATGAATCGCATCGGCAATGTGAACGCGCTGGAGATCAATGCCGTCGCGCCCAGTCCCGTGGACTTGATGCGAGCGTTTTCAGAACTTGTCCCGAGGATCACCGTGTTTTCACCTGCCACGAGTCGATCACCGGTGAGGTCGACCTCCTGCGTAAACAGATAGGTGCTCGCACCTGCCAGTGTGATGACCCCGCCCGCGGGCGTGGGAAGGTCTCCCTTTTCGCTGACGAAAACGTATTCGTCAGGAATGGTGCTGCTACTTCCAGCAAGGGAATCGGGAGGTTGAAAGTCTAGATAGCCCGGCGCTATTATCGGCCGGCGTGATTTGCTTACACCCATCGGTGGTTATACTCCTATAATGATACATATAGTGATCTTAAAGTGATCTACATATCAGAGTATACGCCGCAGCGGCAGGATCTCTATCCAGCTTTTTGATATTGTACTTGGCCCCTTCGATGGTGACTTTGTCCGCAGTGGTAGGCGCCACAGTGCCGCTAGCGATCAGGTCACCGATGAGGACTATGACAATATCTCCGTCTCTAACCAACGTGCCGCCGATGCTTTCCCGATTCTGAGTGTCGATGAATCCCTGACACGCTGTATCAACTTCGGTTGGGTTGGTTCCACCAGTCAGGTTGCCCGTGGGTGTGCCAGGCGTCACCGTGTGTAGTATCGCAGGCAGAAGCTGACCGTCCATGTTATCGGCGATCAGCTTGCTGATATTTACGCCAAATAAGGGATTTCCCACTAAGTTTTGACCTCTGCCTTCTTGATGACAGCGAACCCTTCGCGACCTTCCTTGGTCGATACACCGACGATGTCGTATTCCTCCGAGACGTCAACCAAGTCGGTAGGATTGTCGGCGTCAGGTGCAGACATTACTTTGAATTCCTTGCCGTTGCCGACGTCGAATACGGTTACGTGTAGGCTGATCATTACGGGAATCCCTCGCTACGGTCAAAGTCGTCTTTGCAATATCCAACATCAGCGTCGTCGGTCGTAGTGCCGAAGCTGCCGCCAAACGTGGACGTGGTCGCGATAAAGCATCCAGCGATGTCATTAACTACTACAGGTAGTCGGGTATCGGATGCTGTCTCGATCGTGGGTGAGAAGAAAGTAACATCAGCGGAGCCCGCCTTGACCTTCTTGATATTCGAGCCCGTTCCTGAGCTGGAAGCTACTGAGGAATCGGCGAAGAGGATGTTAGCTAGCTCGAACTCAGCTTCGGCGATCTCGTCGGGAATTGTCCCGTTGGTAACTGACGTGCCGGTGCATTCATTGGCCGCGCCATCTCTGGGCCATTCCAGATCCTGACTAGCAACGGTACGAGCGCCCGACCAAATCACAGCCCGATCGAGCATGCGAGCAGCTGAGATAATCGCCTGTTGTTTCTCCAGGGCTGTGGCGGTGCTCCAGGTGCTGCCGATCGTAGCTGCCAGGTAAGCGTCGGCGTCGGCCACTGGATCAGCAGTCAACGCATATACACTAAACGTATCCGAGCCGATCGTGATTGTGGAGACTATAGCCATACTTAGGCGCTAGTTACAGCTTCCCAGGCACCGTTCGCACGAACGTTCAACTTATCCGTGGTACTGTTGTAAACCAACAGGCCGTCTCGCGGAGTGACAATAGCATCCCGTTGTGCGGTCGTCATTGCAGGAATGCCGACGCCCTGTGTAGTAGAGTTGACGTCTAGGGCTGCTGATGCGTCCGCGATTGTACC